CTTTGATTCATTGCTATCTGCCCCCCACTTGTTATGCGGAAACGTTCGGTGTCATTAGTTGCGAATACAATAGGATACGCTCCACTACTCCACATAACTCTTGCATACGCTCCTGCACCAAAACCTGTATTAGTAGAGTTTTCTATACCTTGATAAAAATACCCACCATCATTTTGCCACTGACTAATAGCAAAATTTGTAGTACCGGTTACTCTTATTCTTGCCAAAGTAGTTGAATATGCATCTATAATATAACTTGGCGATGTAGTACCTATACCTACTGAGCCTGTGCTTGAAATAACTAATCTATTTGCCGCAGCGGTTTCATCATAAATTGAAAATCCTGCATTAGAAAATCCCGGAATATTTGCACGAATACTAAAAGGTATTTGACCTACTGCCGAACTTGTTAATCTAATAATTGGTGCATTAGCCCCTGCATTTATATCTAATATTGCAGTCGGACTTGTTACACCAATCCCCAATCTACCACTTGCATCTAACGTCATTGCTTGGGTAAAGGATATAGCGTTACCTGCCGTTCCTGAAGGGGCTTGAAACCAATAATGTACACCATCTGCTTGTGCTTGATATGATGCAAACCCATTTGTTGCATATAAAAATGAACCACCACTACTACGATACCAGTTTGTACCAAATGCAACTTCTCCACCACTTCTACCATATAGTAATCCTTTTGCACCAAATTGCAATGCTACATAATCACTATTCCACGCACTTGGTGTTACTCCTAAACCTAAATTGCCTGAAGCGTCTATTTGTACTCTGCTTAAAGCATTAGTTACTAAATGTAAAGTTTGAGAACCTGTATGTCCTACTACACTTGCATAAGCACCAAGACCACTTAATAAAACACTAGCACCTGCACTATTTTGTCTGCCTATATAAAAGCTACCTGCTCCTGCATTATCTAAATTTAAAATAGAAGCATTAGTTCCTGTTGTAGGACTAATAAAAATTAAATTAGAAGTACTAGAAGAAGCATTTTTTACTATTGATAAAGGACTAGATGCAACATCACTAATAGAACTATCCCCTATTGTACTTGCACCTGTAAACTTAGGTAGGTAGTTTGTAGTACCTGTTCCCGTTACTGGATTGGTTAAAGCACTTTGCTTGTTGTTAAACGTAGTCCAATCGGTGCTGCTTAAATATCCGTTTGAACTTCCCGTTGCTTGTGTTATTCCTAAAGTGTTAAGCGAAAAAGTCAAAGGAGCTACAACACTTACTATCCTTGAATTATAAGCAGTATCCCAATTGCTTTGCTTTGTGTCAGTTGGTAAGCTATAACCACTTGCGAAGCTTAGTGCTAAAGTACCGCTTGAAGTAACGGGGCTACCAGATACGCTAAAACCTGTTGGTGCAGATAAACCTACACTTGTTACAGTTCCCACACCTGAGCCACCTACTAAAGCAATCGTTCCCGTTGCATCTGGCAAAGTGTAATATCTCACGGCTGAATTGTTCCAACTAAGTACACCGCCATTGTCTAACCCTTTACCAAAATAAATATTGTTAGCTGAGTTAAAACCAAAAACATTAGAGCCACCAGAACCGCTAAATAAACTATTCGTATTTGCAAAAACACTTATTTGGTTTGTTCCACCTGCAGACGCAATATTAAAGCCTACTGCAAATGTTTTACTTGCACTGATATTTTGGAACGTGTCAGTAGTTACATAAGTGCTATTATCATAAGTGATAGTTGTACCCGATGCTTTTACGAAGCCCGTCCCGTTTAACTGCGTTTGTGGTGTGTAGCCTAAAATAGTAGCTATGCTTTTATTTTTCCAAAGGTCTGTTGAACTCTCATAAAATAACCCATCGTTGTTTGAAGGTGTTTGCGCTGCTACGTTATGAAGCTCGTCTAACTCATATCCGTTTTGTATCTTAACCTCTACAACCCCTTGTGTCGGGTGCGCTCTTACTACGATACCAACATAAACTAAGTGAGCAGGTGCGTATTGTTTTGTAGAAGTCCAAGTACCTGCCGTTGTAGAACTCAAATAAAGTTGAGTCCCCTCAGTGTAAGCTTGTGTATCTAAATCGCTTAAACGACCTGCAATAACTACATATCCATTATTGTTGTTAGTAATGTCCGCTTGAACAATACCAAATGTTTGTGCGCTTGTACTATCACCCGTTGCAATAGCCTTAGTAATTGTTGGTAAGTTTCCTTGACCGCCATTGATATAAACAATTGTTCCTTTTGTTAAAGTCGCACCTGTCTTATTATATACCTCAGTAACTAAGTTAGCAGCTTGGCTAATAATAGAAGGGAACGTAATTAAGTTACCTGCTCCGTTAATGTACTGAGTACTATTACCGCCAAAAGCAAAAGCTAAAGTTCCGCTTGTTGTTACCGGACTTCCAGTTATGCCAATCGCATCACCCGTAATAGAAGCAGCTACACTTGTTACAGTACCTACCGCACCGCTTGAACGCTGCCAGATAGTACCGCTATAAATAACATAATCACCAATCGCAAAAGTAATCGCACCCGCTCCAAAGTTTACACTACCGGGACTATTGCAAATATATACATCACCGGTATCGCCTGTACCATTCGCAAGAGTAGGGGTGTTAGTAGATGCACTCCAAGTTCCCTTGTATTCCATAATAGAACTCGGTAGCTGACTGATAGGAACTTTACCGCTACTATCAAGTGAAGCATATCCATTAGCGTTACCCTTTTCGCTTCTAAGCTGATAGGTATCTAATAACGCTTGAGACGGGAATACTTCTACATAAGCACTGCCACTCCACAAGTAAAGTTTCTTTGTGTCTTTAGCGCAATAGATAACGTTAATATCGCCCGTTGCAGGGAACGAAGCTAAGTCATCATAAAAGCTAACTGCACCGCTAAATATCGCCCCTAATTGCGCAAGTGTAATCTTCTTACTTACTCCACTAACTGGGTCGCCTATAATAGTTAAATCGGTACTTACAGGTGCTAACTCGGTTGCTAATTGATTAATCTTTTTTCCTATCATCTTAAAATTGGTATATTGATGGCACTTGGCATCTATCGTTTAAGTAAGGTAATTCCATTGTAATATCTATCTTAACACCTGCAAGATAGTCAGGGTCGCTCTCAGTAAAGTAAGTCAAAGGAGCAGTATCGCCAATATCCCAAATCGCTTTAGGGTAACGAAGCTGCGCTACAATATCTTGACCTACTAAAGTCATATCACTAAGCACTTCGGTTTCGTTGGTTTCTTCCATTAACATTCTGTCCATAAAATAAAGGCTAAAATTATAAGTAATATTTTTAGCGTTTATAGTCGCACCCGTTAGCGTGTAGAACATAGCAGGGTAAGTTACCTCTCCGTTGCTTAGACGCTCCCACACATCGCCAAAGTAAACAAAGTTAATTTGTTCGTGGTCGTTTCCGAGTGTCGTTATTTGCTTTGTTATTTGGTTTAGGCTCAGGCTCATTCTTAATTTTTTCTAAATAAACACGAAGTTTATTTTGGTTTTTAATTGTTGTTACTTTACTCATAATTAGCAATCACTACAACCTCTATTCCCTTGATATAGTTCCTCGAAGCTTTTACCTGCGCAACAATCGAAATCACCAAGCCAAATGCTCGTTGTGTAAGCATCATTCTCAGGGTGTATTGCATCAATGCCGCTTCCGGGATTCAAGTACTCAGGGTAAGTTGTAGAATATTCTTTTAGGTATTTAATCATTCTTTGCTTGTAGAACTCCGCACGGGCCTTGTATCTATTAGCCACGTCAATCATATCTTGCATTGAAGGGTTTTCGGTATTCTCACCGCCCTTCCTTAATAGTCCTTTGTTGTAAAACTGATAAGACAAACCCATTGGCAACTCACTCAATACATAGTGTACTAAAGTATCTGCAATGTAGTTATCTAACAAAGTTACTTCGTCTGCGTTTAAGTTATTAGCAGTAATGCCTGTTTGTAAACGAAGATATAATGCGCTACCAAGTGCAGGTAATATAAACATATCTTGTGCCGTTTTAATTTCAGGCAAGACAAGTTTCTCGTCTACGTTAGCGTGTAAGCCAGAGCGGTCTTTGATATTTTGTACCGATATGAATAATGTGTTTAAACTCATCTTTATTTATTTATTTTCTCTTCACGATATTTGATACCCATCTGTGACGACAACTTTCTGAAATCTTACCATTGTCATTCCACCAACCGCCTCGTCTATCCCATACAGAATAGCCAAGCCTTGCACTCATACTTTCAATATCGCTACGAGTATAAAACTTGTTAGCTTCTAATAAGTATTTACAAAAAGGTCTGCTTGTAGTAATTAAAGGATTGTCTTCAGGTTCTCCGCTTCTATTTAAACTTGGTATCCATTCGTATGTGTAACGAATTAAAATCTGCGTTGTTTGTGGCTTGATAGCTTCAACAATTTTACCAATAGGTGCAGTTAATTCTCTCTCGATTATAATGTTACTATCAATTCCTTTACCTTGCTTAATCTCTTTTGTTTTAATAAACCCCTTCTCGATTAAGTCATCAATAATACGCTTAACCGCTCCGATGTCTTCTTTTAAAGTGTCAGCAATTACTTCAGGAGTAATGCGCTTATCCTTAACAATCAAGTCCAAGATATTGCTTTGTAATTGTGTTACGTCTGCAAACATTTCAAAGTCAGCATCGTCACTAAATCTTGTTTTGCTTTTAATAACTTCGTAGGCTTGTCTATCTTCTCCAAACTCAAAGAATACTTGAAAATCTTGCTCACTAAATTCTAACTCTTCAGAACCTAACCAAGTTGTAACTTCTTCGTCACTTAAGGCATATCCGCCTTTTAGCATTGAAGAAGCTTGTTCTCTGGTAATCTTACCTTTGTTAAAGTCTCTAATGATGCGCTGCATATTCTGCCACTCTCTACCCTTTAAACCTTTAATGTGTTCGTTAACACTTGTCTCGGCTGACATTGGTTCTTGTGTTGTTACAGGTGAAGCAATAACATCTCCATCTATTGTAGGCTTCAAAGCAACTAAGGCTCTAATTTCATTCTTAGTCATTGACTCTAACACCTTGTTAGCAACCAATGGACTTAATGCAGCGATACCATCTGTAACTCTTTGCGCTTCGTTACTTGCATCTACTTCTAAAGCAGGTAAGTTAAGCATTTCTCTAATCTCGTCTTTAGACATATTTTGAATAAGAACGTTCTCAGTAAACTCAATACCGATTGGGTCAGTAGGTATAATCTTTAATTCTTCAGTAACACCTGCATAACCGCCAAGCATATTAAACACACCTTCAAGTTGCATTTGCTTGTAACGGATATAAGTGTTATTAAAGATTTCATAAGCGTCACGCAATTGTTGGCGACTTCCTAATTGTCCCGGTGTTGAAATGCCAAATAAATCTGCAGCAGTAATTTGATGTCCACTGAAAATATTGGTTTGTATAAGTTCGTCTACACGTCCAAAGTCCTCTTTAGTTAAATCACTTGCACCTAAATCGTCTACAATAGGTTTACGAGTTGCATCGTTTACAAAAGCAAGTAAATACTTCTTGCCGTCTGCACCCGTGTACATATTGTCGAACTGTCTGCTTACTGCTCTTTTCTCGTCAGGGCTTGGCTCTCCGTTTGGTAAAGTAATAAGTTTACTTGCAGAAAACCCTGTTTGAGCATTACCTAAAACGTGTTTAGAAACTTCAACATCACTTTCGATGTAGTTAAGCGCACCGAAATAACCCGGTAAGCTATAAACATTCATTCCCGGTCTGTACTCTTTTACATAAAGTATCTGTACACCAGTTGGGTTTTTAGGGTTAAACGCACTATAAACTTCAGCCTTTTCTTGGTTGCGTGTAGCTTTCCAATCTTCTTTATACCAAAACTGCGTGTTGTCTTTGTTAGTTCTAATCTTTGTATAATCACAATGCCACAACTCAGCAATAGTTTCGCCAAGCACACCCCAAATAACTTGGATATAAGCACCGCCAAATAGTTCTAAATCTAAAGCAACCTTTTTAGTAAGGTCGTTTAAAGTTTCCTCTCTATTAACTTGCTTAACAATAGGCTGTTCGCCTTCCCAACCATTACCAACAATATAGTTTACTTTGCCTCTTACGATAGCATTGTGCTTGGCTGACTTGTTAAAAAGGTCTAATAGGTATTGCGGATAGTCATTGTTTTGACCATACTGCATATACCCTTCGCCTTTTTTCTCTTTATATTCCGGTTGCTTTGCTTCCGCAAATGTCAATACTTGTATTTCCATTATTGTCTAATTGTGAATGTGCTTGTTGTTTCGTATTCTGTAAATGATATAGTTGTACCTGCAAGTTCCATTATGCCCGTTTCAAGCAGGTTTAAGCCTGTTGGGTTTAGGTTTGATGTACTTGCCTGTTCGTAAACTGAGTATGTATATTGCCCGTTTAAACTTGTATTAAAGTAACTATTCACTACAATAGTGAACTCGTTGTAACGCTCCTTGTATGCGCTTATATCCGTATTATTTAGCTTAACAAACTTAACGTCTGTATTTGTACTTCTATTCTCGAACACAAATAAATAGTTAGGATTGGTAAGCGTCTGCTTTTCAGTTAGCGTCAAAATGATATTTTGGGTCTGCCCTTTAGTTAATTGTAACATCAACTATAAATATACTAAGAGGCAAAACTTTGCAAAATAAAAAACCCCCACCTAATTAAAGGCAGGGGCATCTATATACAAAACCAAAACAACCTAAGAACCTGCGGTTGTAAGTGCTGCTGCTACAACAGAGTTAACCTCTGGAGCAAGGGCAGCTTCCGCACCTGTGAAGGTTAAAGTGTAACCACTTCTATCACCTTCGGCAGTTCCTGTACCTGCGTTACCGCCTGTAAGGTCTAAGCCTCTTGTTTTACCTAAGTACCAATATTTGCCATTGTTATCTTTGGCAACTGCTACTAAAGTGTTCTGAGCCAACAACAAGATTTCGTTTCTTGTGTTCGCTTGTAATTTGTTTAATACAACAGTTAATTCTGGAGCATAGAAGATAGTACCATTTTGTACGTTTGCGTTTACGTTCTCAACTAATTGAGAAGTACCCTTAACAAGTTCGTACTTGTAGAACTTTTTACCTGTCGCCTTAACAAGTGCGGTGATAACACCACTTGCTTCGGTTGTAGAGGTAACGTCTGCTGCTGCTGCAAAATAAACTTCGGTTATACCGCCTAAACTGTCTTTACAATCTAAGGTATAATTTTGAGTTAAAGCACAAGCCATTTTTATAATATTATTAGTTTGAAAAAATTGGGTAGGTGTATTTCAACCTACCCTATAAATTATGCAAGGATAAACTTCACTACTTCGTCAGGGAAGGCAATGTTTACACCCATTTTGAACTCAGATACGAAACGTACTTGGTCAGCTTCTTTAGCATAGAAAATTTCAAACTTTTCTTCTTCGTTAAGTAAGTCAGTTCCTAAGAACATATTGCTTAAACGCATAGCGTAAACTTTATTAGTTCCGTTAAGTCCTGCAACTGCTACAACTTTAATTGTAGTACCCGGTAATACGAATTCGCTATCAGCTTTAACATCAATAGAGTAATTGAAGCTACCGCTATTTTTAAGAGCGATTGTGTAAGTACGGAATAAATCTTGACCACAGAAGATAGTCATATCGTCAGCTGCTACAACTTGTGCAGGGATAGCTTGGTAAACACCATCAAAGATAGAGATTACGTTAGCAGAAGTAATAGAACTTAAAGGAGCGCCAGAGATATAAGTTGAAGCGTTAGCAGCAACAACACCTGAAGCAGCGCCGATTAATTTTACAAGCCCGTCGAAGCGGTTAAGGTTAACATTCACACTTGAAGTGTCGCCAGTCCATAACGCAGTTTCTAATTGAGCAGCAATTGTCTTAGCTTTCTTTTCAGAATACTCTTGCTCAAAAGGAATACTGTCATACATAGAACCAGTAGGTAAAGCCTTTTGTAAATACTTAGCTTCAAGGTCTTTAGGACACAAAGCTTCGTTTACTTTAATTTTACCAGGAGTTACAGTACGTTGAGTAAAGGTAGTAGAACCAGAAGCATTAAAGCCACAAGAAGCACCATCTTGGAAGATAGCGTCTGTGCTTAAAATATTTATCTTCTCAGAACTCTTAACTCCCACCATCACATTGCCAGCGCTCTTAATAAGAGACGCAGTTTTTGAACCTAATACAGACGAAGTTACTAATAGAGCTTCGTTTTCTTTTGTATAGTTCGCTAAAGCAGATACATCAAATCCCATTTTATTTTATTTTTATTTGTTTAATAAAGCGTTTCTAAATTTCTCAATTCTATCGTACTTCATATTGTGTGTAGTTACGTTAGAACCAAAGTTGTTTCTTGGTTGCGCAATAGGTTCAGCGTTAGGAGTTTTAGTAAGTGCTTCTATAAGTTCAGCTACTTGACTAAAGCCATTCTTAACTTTTGCCTCTAATTGTGCTACTTGTGTTTTTAGATTTTCGTTTTGAGAAACTAAAGCAGCAATTTCGTCTGCCATCTTTTCGTCAATCTTATTACCCATTTCCGCAGGTACTTCTTCAGCTTCTTTAGCCTCAGCCTCTGGAGTTTCAATAGATAAGATTTTAGAAGCTTCGTCTAAAACGATTTTAGTTCCATCTGCCAATTGGTGTTCGCCCATTGGTGCAGGTGTTCCGTCTGCTAAGGTAACTTCGCCACCGATAGCCATTTCGCTAATCATAACCTTAGTACCATCCATAAGGCTATACTCTGCGAATGTAACAGGTACTTCGTCATTGATAGCCTCTTCAATAGGAGCAGGAACTTCTACTGGTGGCATATCTTCGAACAAAGCCCTAATTTGCATAATTGCATCTTTTGCGTTCATCATTCTTTTTGTTTAAATATTAATAAAAGATTTTGTTTATCATTTAACCCTCTGCAATATTTCCTTTATTGCATTCATAAGTTCTTGCTCCTTTGTAGGTTTTGTCTTGTAAGTAAACAAACCCTCTACGCTAAATCCTTTAAATTTACCCTCTTTAACATCGTTCCAAACCCCTTCGTTGTCTACTTTAAAGCTACCGAACCAGCTTCCGTCTGGTGCATCTTCAAAGCCTTTCATTGGTAGTATGCCTCTGCTTTCGTCTGTTATAAAACTCTCAAACATTGTAACACCTTCTACTTGTGCGTTAGGTGAGTGCATCAAGTTTACGTTTGATTGGTAGCCTCTTTTGAAAAACTTTTGCGCAATCTTAAAAATAGTATCTTTAGAGAACACCACATAGTAATCGCCATAAGTAGCATCGCTCCTAAAAATAGGTACGTCAGCAAGCATAAGAGGTCCAGAAATAATACGCTTGTCTTCGCTAACCACTTCAAAGCGTTGTTCGTTTTTAAAGGCATTCCAATTCTTTTGAATAGCAGGTTTGTCTACGAGTGCCACATAATCAACCTCGGCATCGTCATTCATATCCTCGCTAATGTCTAATAAGTAAACAGGTAAGTCCATAATTCTAAATATTAAGTTTTTTAAATTGTTATCATTTAACCAAATCTTGCACGTTGCTGAATAGCTGCCATACGTTGTTGGCTACTTGTTACATCGCTCTCAATTACATAGGCTCGTGATGTTTGACTTCCTAAAGCATTAATAGATTGTGCACTAATATTAGTAGTTGCTGCTTGTGGTTGCGCAGGTGCTATTGGTGCGCCAGATAAACTTGGGGCAGATATATTAGCAGACCCACCGCCACCGCCATTTGG